TGATACAGCAATCATTAAAGGTATCAAGAATGAGCCAGGATCGCGTGATAAACTGGCTATTACTAATCTGTGTGCCAAATTGCTGCAGCCGCTTCGGAATGCCATCGGCAAACCTATCTCTATTAATTCCGGCTACAGATGCCAGGAGTTAAATGCGGCAGTAGGAGGCGTACCTACATCCCAGCATCAAAAGGGAGAAGCGGCCGATTTGAGTATTGAAGGAAAGGCCGGTGATTTATTGGAAGTACTGGAAGATTCCGGTTTGCCATTCGATCAAGCCATCCTGTACCGTAAAAAGAACTTCCTTCATGTTTCACTGAAGCTGGAAGGAGAACAAAGAAAACAGATCATCATTAAGCAATGAAAGCCTGGTACTTCATATTGGCTTTAATTCTTTGCTTTGCATGTTTCTTAGCCGGAAGGTATTCGGTAAAGAAACGAATAGAAGTAGTTAAAGAAACCGATACGATTGATAAGCCCGTTCCTGATCCTTCTTATGTGTTCGATGTGGAAGAAATCGAAATTCCTTATCCGGTTTTCGTATATCAGAAGGGTGACACGGTGAAGGATCTTGACACGATTTATATCCCGTTACCAATCCAAAGAAAAGTTTATGAAACAGATTTGTACCGGGCGGTCGTTAGCGGTTATCGGCCTAATCTTGATTCAATGACAATCTACCATAAACGAGAGATCATCTATGATAAAGATCGTCGGTGGGGATTAGGAGTAATAGGCGGATATGGAATAGGCAAGAATGGCTTGTCTCCATACATCGGAGTAGGCTTATATTATAGAATCTGGTAAGTAGACTTTTGTTCATAGTCACTTCCTATGGGGCTGGGAAGTAAAATAAAAGCCCCCAACGTATCACGTTTAAATTGCCACATAAAAACTGATACACAAGCGCAGAATCCCGCACGTTGGAGGCTTTAATATCTTCAACATTGAGATTCTGCGCTTTGTTGCGTTCACTTGTAAGTTTTTATGCGGCAAGGCAAAGATATAATTAAAATTCAAATTTTATGTGTAAATCAGAAATCTTTGCCAAAATATTAAGAATCGTTTCGGAAGAAACCGAAATATCAACGAGCGACATCCTGTCAAGTAGTAAAGAGACAGATGTTGTAGATGCCCGTTATTTGCTTGTATATCTTCTTCACGAAAGGGGCTTTTATCCTTCTCAGATAGCTTTACATGTATGTAAGACCAAACGGTCAATAAACTATATTTTATCAAGTTTTTCCGATCGCATACAAGGTGGGAAAATATTGAGAATACAATATGAAAATATAAAGAAATTATTGAGAAATAAATGATTTTCAGTATGATGTCATGTGCGTAGTTTTGTATCGGCAAGGAATATTTCCTGCCATAACAAAAAAGATATACAAAATGGATAGAAATTATTTTATCGGTACTCCAGAAGGGGGTAATTCCGGTGGAAGCAAATTCGACATCATGGCTCTATTGCCTGGTATGTTAGGTGGAGGGGGCAAGAGTATTGACCCCAACTTAGCAGCTATGCTTACCCAGGCTAACAACAATCGTGGGGCTTTCGGGGGCGATGGAGCTTGGTGGATCTGGATTATCCTGCTGTTCTTCGTATGGGGCGGCTGGGGAGGCAATGGTTTCGGTGGTCGTAACGGTGGCGGCTTACCTGCAGAATTGAATAACGACGCCGGACGGGAAATGCTTATGAACGCAATTCAAGGAAACGGAACTGCAATCAATCAGTTGGCAAGTTCTCTTAACTGCTCCACACAACAATTGCAATCTGCTATTTGCAACATCCAGGGACAGATCCAGCAAGTAGGTAATCAGGTCGGTATGTCTTCGCAACAGATTATTAATGCTGTTCAGATGGGAGACAACCAATTGCTAACACAGCTTGCACAATGCTGCTGCGATGTACGCACAAGCATTGAACGCCAGGGTGCTGAAACTCGTTTGCAGAATTGCCAGGATATGAACATCCTGACCAACACGATGAACAACAATACATTGCAATTGCGTGACGCAAATTTGGCCAATACAAATGCCATTCTTGCAAAGGTAGATGCTTTTGAAGCTCGTTACCAGGCTGACAAGTTTGCAAACCTGACCGCCGAGAATCTGGCATTGAAAGGACAGTTGAGCCAGAACCAGCAAAACCAGTATTTTGCTGCAACCATTCAGGCAAACACAGCACCTATTGCCGGAGCACTGAACAACTTGCAGGCAGAAGTGGATGCTATCAAGTGTAAGATGCCGCCTACGGTATCTGTACCTTATCCTCAAATTCGGGCGTTCAACGCTGATTGTTTCAATGCTGCAGCTTACGGTGCTGCTGCCGGAACATACGCGGCTGAAGGCTTTGGTCCCTAC